TATTGGCGACGGACGCGATGGACACGTCATGCAGTTCCTCGAGCTCGTAGCCGTTCTGGACGGCGACCAAGATGACCCCTTGCGTCGGATGAGCGCGGACGCAGATGCCGACATAGACGAGGTGCTGGGGAGCGGAGGGCTTGGTGGTCGTCCACGTGCCGGCGGTCGTCGGGGAGAGGTACAGCTGCACTCCTTCGGTCAGCGCCGAAGTGTCGATGTTCTCCAGTTCGCCGCGGACGATGACGAACCCGAAGCCGTTGTTCGCGATGGCGGTCTTGACGAAGCCGAAGGTCTGGGCGGAGTTCGCGTCATTGTTAGCCTGGGCCAGCGTGATCGTCGGGCGGTTGCCCGTTGCGCCGTTGATGTAGACGATGGAGCCAGCAGGGATGGTCGAGCCGGTCTGGTTGCGGACGTAGACCTCGAGGTTCTTGGCGTTAGCCGTGCCCGAGAGGAGTTCCTGCTGGACGAAGGCGGTGGTCGCCAGTTGGGTCGTCGAGGTGAGGGTAGCCGCCGTGGGGGCGGTCGGAACGCCCGTCAGGGCAGGGGAGGCCAGCGGGGCTTTGAGGTTCAGCGCCGTCTGGAGGTCGGTCTGATTTGACAGGGTGCCCGTGATGGTTCCCCAAGCCCCACCCGAAGGGGTCGCCCAGACGGTATCGTAGGAGGTGTTGGTCGCCTTCTGGAGCACCTGCCCGGTCGTGCCGCCGTCAGGAACGCCCAAGCCAGGGACGCCGACCGATCCGTCCAGAGTGCCCGTGATGATGCCAGTGATGGTTCCAGTGACCGTGGACTGGTCGGCTGCGAACGTGCCGGAGATAGTCCCGAAGGTGCTCTCCGTAGAAGTGATGATCGCGTCGGGCATCGGTTAGGCCGTGACGGAGTCGATGACGTTGACGCGGAAGATTTCGGTCCGCGAGATGCTGGACGCGGAGAAGGCGAACTTGATGTCCCAGCGACCGCCGCCGATGGCCCAGGAGGAGGTGTCCCCGGTGTAGGCCACCGTGAAGGACAGGCCGTCGCCCGCCTTGGTCACGGTCAGGGGGTACTGATTGAACTGCTTGTCCTCGAAGGTCGAGGTGATGGTCGTCGTCATGAGGTTGGCCGGACCAGACGCACCCGGCGTCCAAGTGAAGACGCAGGCGAAGGAGTTACCCCTCGAGATGGTTACGGTGTTGGAACAGCTCATCGGGTCTACTCTTGCCCCGATTGGAAGGGGGGGTGGGTTAGGCTATATTCTCGAACCATTCAAAGTCCGTGACCGGGCTCGTGCCCCCCGTTCCTGCCGTCTGGCCTAGGTCAAAAGCGTCGATGATGAGGGTGAAGGCGCTTGTGCTCGTCTGTACCGTATTGCCGACCATGTCGGCGGGGTATGGGTCGACGAAGCCTCCGGCAATGAAGAAGTCATCGATGGGGGCGGTCTGCTCTGTGAAGTCAATCTCAGGGCCGCCTTGCAGCACGTTGCCACGGATCAGTCCGTTGCCTTCGATGGTCTTGAGGAACTTAGCCCCGGCAGGGTACTCCTGGTTGTGGTCGGCTAAGACCGGGGTGACAGGCGTAGCGTCGACATTGACGACGATGCGCCGCACGGAGCACCACGTCGAGGTCAGGCTGTCGTCTCCGATGATGTAGCCCATCAGATGCGGGCGTAATAGTAGCGGGCCGTCGTCGTGCCCAACTTGATGCGGTCAGCCCACAAAGAGCCGGTGACGTTCTGCGTGACGGTGAATGTCGTCGGAGTCGTGATGTTGTCGACCGTGATCGTGCCGATGACCAGGAAGCCCCATGTGTCGCTGTCAGGGGTCGTGGGGGCGATGTTGCCGCCGATGATGACGGGATACTGATTGCTGGTCACGTCGTCGTCCGGGTAGGTGTAGGGGCTGGCAGTCTTGGCCCCTGCCCGCAAGGTGATGTAGGACGTCTTGGTCGAGGCGTCGAAGTTGGACGACACTAGCTCGCCAGTCGGGGGGTTGGCCACGCCGGCGGTGACGCGGTCTAGTTTGACCTCGGTGCCGCTGACATAGTCGTCAATAATTGGGACGAGATTGTTGATCGTGCCCGATACGACTTGATAGCGCACGCTGGTCACGCCGCCAGTCGTCGCGATGTAGACGTTGACAATCTTAAACGGGTGGTCGGCCTCCTGATACGCGATGCTGCTCCAAGGGGACCATGCCTCCTGGATGTTGATGTTCGTCCCCTGGCTAGAAGCCGTGAACGTGTAGCCGACTCCTGGCTGGATGCTCATCAGATGTTGACGTAGACGTCGGGCGGCCAGCCTTCCTTCGAGTAGCGGATCTCGTACATGACCTTGAACAGCGTTCCGTATTCCTCGACGTTGATCTGCGAAAGAAGGTTCTGCTTGCCGTGGATGCCAGTGCCGGTCGGTCCCCAGCTCGGGATGAGCGGGAAGGACGCACCCCAGGAGTTAGTACCAGTGGCCGTGCCAAGCAGAAGGTAGAGAGCCTGGACAAAGGACGCGTCGTTATAATAGGCCACGCCCGAGTAGGTCGTCGTGCGGGCGAGATACTGCGTCTTGCCGTAGAGCTCAGGAACGTCCGGGTCGACGAAGCCGATGAAACGACCGCCCATGCCAGTCTCGAAGCATGCGCCGTTGTAGCCCTCGGAGGACGGGACGACGACAGGCTTACCCGTGGTGGCGCTGATGACTGAGACAGGAGGCCCAAGGGTCGAGTCGTCATAAGCTCCCCCGAAGTCCGCAGGGAGACCAGCGAGAGCGCCCGGTGTATAGCCTGCAGCTTGCGTGAAGAAGTTAGGGTGGGTCGTGATGTTCTCAGCCGTCAGGCCGTTAGCCACCGTGGTGTTCGGGTTAGTGCGGACGCCGCCGTTGATAGTCGGGTCGATGCCGACGTAGTCCACCTTGATGGTCTTATACTCCAAGGAGTCGTAGCTCTGACTCGATCTGTGCGCCTTGAGATAAGTCAGGCCGGCGACCGGGAACGCAGTGCCGCGAGCGGTGACAGCCACCGAGGCCGTCCAGTCGACCTTGTAGGTCGCCGAGCAGGTGACTAAGCCGAAGCCGTCCGAAGTCAGGGTATATCCTGGCTGGAGTAATTCGGTGGCGAGGACGTCGCCGGTGCTTACGAGTGCCATAAATTAGACCGCTCCGATTTTCTGGAGGGTAAGGGGCTGACGGTCAGTGAACGGGTGTGGGACCATGCCGCCGCGGTTGATGAGGGACTGCTCCTGTAGGATGATCTTAATCTCTTCCATGATCTCATTCTGGCGGGTCATCTTCTCGAGCACCGGGTTGGCCCCGACGCCGACCACGCTGCCGAAACCTTCTGGGCCTTTAAACGTGCCGGCCTTGGCTTCGGCCTGTTTGTCTTCAAATATGGGTTTGAAAGCCTTTCCCTCTTCGGAGTTAAGGAATGCCTCAAGCGCTTGTTGTTGGAACTCCGGGTTCGTAGCAATCGACGCCCTGAACGCAGCCTGCGACTCAGGCTCCAACGCTCCAGCCTTGACCGCCATTTTGTCGAAAATCTTCGCGCCCTCTTCGGTATCGAGGAACTTGCGAGACAGTTCAGCGCGGCCTTTTCTGATTAGTTCAATCTCTTCTTCCCGGGCTTTCTTGGCCTTGAAGAACTGCGCTGCCTTTGCCTCTTCTGCGGTGGCATAAACGCTTTCACCTTTGGCGATAAGGTCGAGGCCTTCCTTCGCGTCCTGCTTGGCTTTGTCGATTGCCGAAGAGATCATGCTGATGGCGCCTTGCAGGAGTACCATCGGGGCGGTAAACCCTAGGAAGATGTCTTTGAACGAGGTCGAGAACTTCTTCTGGATGTCCTCAATCTGCTTGGAGAAAGAGACGACGGCTGTCTTCGACTTCTCCATGGCCTGCGGGACGTCGGAGGTCGTCTTGATGTTAAGCTCCAGAGATTGTGCCATCGTCGGTTGTTTCCTTTGCAGGATTGGAAGGGGTTGCCGCGGCCTCCTTGGCTTTCTCCGAGGCGATGAAGGCTTCCTCTTCAGGGGACATGATCGCTACATCCGCCCCCTTGCTGATAGCCAGGGCTGAGTTCAGCCAGATGGCCTGACACTCCGGCATCTCCCAAGCCCGCTTCTCTTCGATGCCAGAGGCGATGAGGTTGGCGACGATGGACAGCGGCCAAGGGACTCCCTTTGTATTCCCCGAAGACTTAGCCTTCGACTGCTCCCAGAACTTGGGCCAGTTCTGGATAAGGATGTATCCGGCGAACGCCTGAAGCATCAGTTCGAACTTAGCAGGGTTGTCTGTCAGGCGCATCAGGCGCAGCTTATCAATCACGCCGACTTCCCCGAGCGGTTCCTCGGCGCAGACCTGACAGGCGAAGAGCAAGTCGGCAGGCGTCACGTCCCGATGCCCATCGACCAGCGGTGAGTTAAACGCGTGGAGGCGCACCCGATACTTCAGGCACCAAGGGTAAAGCGAACGACCCAGCAGCCGAAAGGGCGCCGGGTCGACGTAGGCGTTCAGGAAGCGGCGGTCCACGTCCCTAATCCTAACCCCCTTGGCAGGAGGTCAACGGGCAATTAGTAGGTGCTGATGCCTTCGTAGGACTCAGCGGTGACCGTCACGGAGACGAAGCCCTGGGAAGAACCCTTGTCGTCAACCTTGGTCACCACTCCTGCGAAAGAAACCGAAGCCGTGCCGCCCGGGTAAGCCGAGGCGGTCTTGGCCGTGAAGGTAAGCGCGGCGCCGAGCTGCGGGACGCTGGTCAGTTTGGCGACCCCGTCGATGGTGATCTCGGACTTGCGGTCGTCGTAACGGGCCGTGCGGGTCACGCCCTGCTCGTCAACCACCGTGCCGGTGTTGTTGAAGCTAGACGAGACAGAGTATCCTTGCACGAAAAGCGAGGCGACCTGGCCCAGCCCGATGCCATACAAGCAGACAGTTCCTTCGTTGAGTTCGGCCATTTGATTATGCGGGCTTTGGAATTATGCGGCAGGGGGGAAGACAACCAGCACATCGAATGAGAAAGCGGTCGCCCAGGAGCGCTCGTCGATGCCCTCATCTTCGGAGCCGATTGTGACGTCGTAGCAGGTCGCGTCTCCGCCAGAGACGAAGGCCGCCTTGATGCTGGTCAAGTCACGCATATTGCCGGACAGGGCGGCGCAGCGCAAGCGGTGGTCGGCGAGGGTCGTGTCGTCCGCGTTGGAGAAAAGGGTGATGCGGACGGTGCAGGCATAGTTACCCAAGCCCTCGGGTAGATCGCCAGGAGCCCGGGCAGATTCACAGAGCACGACGGCCTTGGGTAAGGTCTGCGTAGCGGCGCTATCCCCGGTCAGGAAGGTGACAGTAGTCAACCCGGTCTGGGTCGAGAGGTAGGTCGAAACAGTTGACTCGACGATGTGGCGGATGGATTTGGTTCCCATAAAGGTTTAGCGACGGCGTGAGCCTTGGTTGGCTTGCTTGATCGTGGTGTTCATGTGCTTCTCGAATCGGGCCTTCATCTGTTTGATTCGGTTCGCGTAGACGAGAGGAAGGACGGAGGCATCGACCCCGATGTTGTTTACGTTGCCCTGCGTGTTGGTAACGCTCAGCTCGACGACCTTTTCATTGGCTAACAGGCTGTTCCTTCCGATGATGCCAGTGTGCCGGTTAATCCAAGAAACCTTTAGCAGGGAGACCCCGAAGTCCTTGGGAACTCCGTTGATGACGGGCTTGGGCAGCGAGCGAAGGGCCGAAGCCCAGCCAGACTTGATTAGGCCGACCATCTGCTGGCGTTCCTTGATGTATGAAGTGAGGTCGCCCTTGTTCTCGACTAGCATCTTGAGCATAGTCGGGCGCACGTTCTTTCCGATGCGTCCACCGAACTTGGCCTTGATGCGGTTGTGCGGCTGGCGCAAGTCCTGTACAAAGCCCTGACCCCACTCAGTGCGGATGGGGTTGGTCGTGTTGAAGTAGTTCTTGGCCTTCTTGAACGCCCGGTCATAGTCGCGGTCGTTCGCGATCTTGCGCATGATGGGCGGGAGGTTGCGGAGGGCTTGCAGCGTGCCTGAGCCGATGACCTTGTTGAAGAGGGAGACGTCGTTTGTCTTCGTGGCGTAGGCCATCTGGTTAGCCAGGAGGGCGGTGGCCGAGTTCGAGCTGCGGTCGTTAGCCGCGACGTAGAGTTTACGGATGTCCCCTTCGACGGCTTGATTGCCTGCCAACTCGGCGGACTTGGATAAGCCACGGCCTCCGCCCTTGGGCATCGGAGGGGTAAAGGTGGCCGCATCCTGACAGGCAAGGGCGGCTTGCTCTAGGGCGGCGTCGCGCATGGTCTGGCCGGTGTTGGAAGCAAACTGCCGCAGGGCGGCGATGAACTCGGCCTGAGACTTAGGGCTGATGCTCACCGAGACCACGGCGGGTTACTGGTTATCGTCGATGACGACCAGCGTCACCCACGCGGAACCGGGCTTGTAGGTCTGGGTCGTGATGCGGACGGTCTTCCCGCCGGCCACGATCTTCTTGCCTTGGGCGAGGGAGGGGATGACGGCACCCGAGGCGATGATGGCCGCCGATGCCCCCGTAGACCCGTCTGGCTTCGTCCAGGAGGCCGTTACAGCGGGGAGCCTGACCGAGTACTGGGTCCGCTCCATATACCCCCCTGCTTCGAGCACCGTGGCGACCGCAGGGTCGGAGATGAGGCAGGAGAAGGTGATGGCCCCGGAGTTGGCCGACCCGGCCACGCCGAAGT